TCCCAGAATCAGTTGGGGCAATTGAAACACGAGGCCACGATATGACGGTGTATAGATGATTAAGCAATTGCGTCAATTTCACGACAGTGAAACATTGGCAAAGATTTATGCAAAACCGCACGACCACAGAATTTATGGTCGTGGACATCACGTAAGAGTTGAAGTCACAAAAAATATTGTTCGCGATGCAGTTGCGATGACAAGAGCCAAAAGCATTGCAGACTTGAGTTGTGGCAATGCGGACATAGTTAAGTCCATGGGAATGCAAAATGTCTTTCTTGGGGATTATGCGCCAACATACGATTTAGTTGGACCGATTGATAAGACAATCATGGATATTCCAAAAGTCGATGTTTATGTATGTTCAGAATCCCTTGAGCACGTAGAAGAGCCATTGAAGATTTTGAAACTTATTCGAGAAAAGTCAGAATATCTAGTTCTTTCTACCCCAATAGAAAATTGGGAAGATACCAACAACGAGCACTACTGGTCTTGGGATAGGCAAGGTGTTGAAGAATTGCTAAGCGAGTCTGATTGGACACCAAATATATTTTTGTATTTGGACACAACAGTGTTTGGCGAACCTTACAAATATGGCATTTGGGGATGTAAGTGAAAATTTTAATTACCGGAGACGCAGGTTTCGTGGGCGGATATTTTAGGAAAGCCCTAAGTGACCACGAGGTTTTCGGTGTCGATATTAAAAATGGTCTTGACGCTAGAAAATTTTTCGCACAAGATGATACGTATTTTGACCTTGTTATTCATCTTGCTGCAATAGTTGGAGGAAGAGCAACAATTGAAGGGGCACCCCTTTCTGTTGCCGTGGACCTTGCAATTGATTCAGAATTGTTTCAATGGGCGCTTAGAACACGACCAAAAAGAATTATTTACTACTCGTCGTCTGCCGCATACCCAATTGAGTATCAAAAACTCGATGACAAAATTCGCCTATCTGAAGAGCATATTGATTTGTCCAAAATCAAATCTCCCGACTACACATACGGTTGGGCAAAACTTACCGGAGAGATGCTGGCTGGTTATGCAGAAAAAGAAGGCCTGCGCGTCCATGTTTTTAGGCCTTTTTCCGGATACGGAGAAGACCAATCTTTGGACTACCCATTTCCATCATTTATTAAACGCGGTGTAGAAAAAGCAAATCCATTTATTATTTGGGGAACTGGAAATCAGACTCGTGATTTCATCCACATGGAAGATGTAGTTGCGGCAACGCTGGAAGCAGTAAAACAAGACATCCCCGGGCCGGTAAATCTTGGGGCTGGAAGGGCAACGTCATTCAATCAACTCGCAGAAATGGTTGCGAAACAATGTGGGTATTCCCCATCCTTTGAGCGCAAAATTGGAGCCCCAGAAGGGGTTGAGTACAGGGTTTGCAACCCATCCAAAATGCTCTCTTTCTATAAGCCAAAAATCAGCCTAGAAGAAGGCATCTCCAGGGCAATTAAATACATGCAAGGTCTTCAATAATTAAACTAATTTAAGCAACATAATTTATGGTTGCGATAAAAATTTACAGCCCATAAACTGGAATCAACCCAACGAAAGGAATTCAAAATGTTCAAATTTTTACTATCAATTTTCATTACGGCAAGTTCCCTTGTTTCTCAGCCACTACAAAATGACAACGGTTGGCGCCCAGCATGGGGACTTGACCGCATTGACCAGCGCGAGGCCGCGCTCAATGACAGGTATAACTATTCATACGACGGGACCGGAGTTACCGCTTATGTGTTCGACTCCGGAATCAACTCAGCACATGAAGAGTTCGTCGGTCGCGTAGAACTCGGGTACACGGCAATCGCTGACGGATACGGAGCAGAAGACTGTGCTGGACATGGTTCCCACACTGCAAGTCTTATCGGTGGCAAAACATACGGCGTAGCGAAAAACGTACGGCTTGTTTCAGTCCGTGTTTTGAACTGCAGTAATTCAAACCCATCAAGCGCAAGTCTGTACCCGGCGATTGACTGGATGGTTGAGCATCATCAATCAGGGGTTCCCGCAGTCGTGAATATGAGCGTGGGGATGTCAAAGTCCACTGCATTCAATGACGCCGTTCGCAAACTTATTGCTGACGGAATGATTGTTGTTGTTGCCGCCGGCAATCAAAATCGCGATGCGTGTTTGTACTCTCCAGCATCTGAAACAAGTGCAATTTCAGTTGGGGCAACAGACAAGACGGAACTGCGCGCATCGTATTCAAATTTCGGCACATGCGTTGACATTTTTGCTCCTGGCTCTGACCTTGTTGGCGCATGGGTCGGGCCTTCAAATACGTATAGGTCCAGCAGCGGAACATCCAATGCCGCGCCGATTGTGTCTGGAATTGTCGCAACAATGCTGCAGAAAAATCCCAACCTCACGCAGCAAGAAGTTCAGCAAATGCTGACAGCAACAGCAACAAGCGGGGCACTGTTCAATATCGGAACAGGAAGCCCAAATCTTTTGGCGTACTCAGTTCTTGATGGTGCTCCAGTTCAGACAACAACTACCACCGTTGCTCCAACGACGACAGTGGTAACTACAACTACTGTTCCAGTCCCAACTAGCACAGTTGCTCCAACAACTACTGTTGCTCCTCCGCAAATGACTGACCTTCAGTGCTTTAATCCAGCAGAACGCACACGCATTTATGGCGTGCCATACGTGTGCGTCAATACCGGAAACAGTCTGATGTGGGTTCCCAAGCGTTATTCGCCAGGGCGCCCATAACTACTTGATTGGGCAAGCCCCAGTCGCGCAGTTGTCAAGGTCCAGTTCTCCGTCAAACGAGCGTTGCTGGAGTGGCACTGAGAAATCAATGCTCGCCAACATCTTCTCGTAGTCCTCTTTCGAGCACGCCTCGTACGGAGGAAGCGGGAAGTTGTGGTCGCTGTGAAGCAAGAACGACACTGACTTGACGCCATCGTCGTAGTTCTTTTCCAGCCATTCTTTGATTTGCGGCAGTTCCTCTTTGCGGTAGTACACCGTTACAGAAACGGCATTGTCCGCCCAGATGGTCTGCATTGTCTTGACCCACTCCAACTGCTGAACGGCAGTCATATCAGTGGCAAGGACCGAGCCTTCTGGGGACATGCACGGGAAGTCCACCACGTAGCGGGTGTGGTCTTCTCGACCGTCAAGGCCGATGTCCCACTGCACCTTGTAGCCACGCTTGCGACATGCGTCCACAAGCGGGTCTGCCGAGCCAAAGCGAACGCGGCGGATGTAGTACTGCGCGTAGGCGGGATGGATGCCAGGAGTGACGCCAGGAAGCAATGAAAGGGTTCCTGAAGGCTGAACGGTGGTCAAACGTACCGAGGTCGGCCAGCCCTTTTCCTTTGAATACTTCTTGTCAAAGGCAGCGAGGTTCTTGTAAGCCTCATCTAGCCACTCAATCTTTTCCGCAGAAACCTGCAGAATCCCGGTCACATTCTGGCCAAGGCGTGCGTTCTTCTTGACGATATTCGTGGTCTTTTCGTATGGGTACGCAAGACGTGTGATTTGCTTTTGCACCTTGTAAAGAAGGATTGAGATTTCCTTCAACTGCTCAAGCGATTCCACGTTCGGTAGATAGATGGTTGCAAGGTTGCAACTCTCCCCGTCGGCAAGGGCAATCTCTGCACACGGATTGAAGCCCTCAATTGATGGGTCTGGATTCTTCTCGCCAAGACGACCAACCGTACGGGCAAGTTTGCGGTTCAGCAATCCGTATGGCTCACCAGAGCCGTCGTAGCCCTTCCACAGTTCGGACATGATTTCTTCGTAGGAGTCTGCATAGATGCTGTTGTTTGAATTTGCACGCCATGCCGGAACCGTGCCGGTAGACCAGTTCTTTGCGCGCAAGAACAACACATCGTCTGGGTCGCCCATGGCAATCTGCGCTGAGCGTCGGGACGAACCGGACACGACAATTCGGCCGATGATGTTGCAGATGTCAAGCACGTCAATGGAGCGAAGTTTCTTCCCTACTCGTCCATCAAGAACCTTGCAGATGTCCGCCATTCCGTCGATGAGAGCGCCAGGACCAGAAGCGGTGCCGCCAAATGTCTTTAGCGGTGCGCCGTACTCGCGAATGAGAATTGTTGAATAACTAAACGACTTACCAGTCTCGAAGTACGACTTCAGCACAGCATGGAGCAGACGCTTCCAGCCATGACGCGAGTCTGGGACGATAATGTCGGCGTCGTTTGAGCGCTCATGCGTGATGCTTACTCCGGACTTAACCTTCGGCAAGTCGTGAATCTTTGCACGCTCTACGGAGAATCCAACTCCACCACCGAGCATGAGGTACTCAAAAAGAAGTTCAAAATCCTCAATCTTTTCAATGTTTGTGAAGTAGCAGTTGTTTAGCGACGCCCCATTGAATTTCTGTACGAGCGGAGTTCCAAGTTGCCAAAGTGCTCTGCCGGCGAATGAGCAGCGCAGATTGAACATGTGGTCGAAGAGTTTCTCCGCCTCTTCTTTGGTGTACTCAACACCGATTTCGTGCGCGCCATTAACCACGCGCTGAAGAGTTTCAGTCCATGTCTCATTGTTGCCATCGTCCTTCTTGCGACTATAGGTGCGCAAGAAGACAATTTCTCCCATGCCGTTGAAGCCCCACGGCGCTTGTTTTTGGGAATAGGAGTCCACAAAAGATTGGTCTAGCGTTGTCATAAAGTAACCTTCCGTATGAGTTTGAACTGAGTAGGTTAGTGGAGGCTACGAGGCAAAAGCGTCTAAGAAGGGTTTCTGCGACTATGCTTTCTGTATGGACATAAAAAACTACGACGAAAGCGCATTTATGGATTTTTCTCAATATCAGTTCAGGACAGGGCTCACCGCAAGATATCCACAGGACAGAGCAATTGAGTATTTAATTCTTGGCTTGGCATCAGAGGCTGGCGAGGTTGCTGGCAAATATAAGAAAATAATTCGAGACAATGGCGGGGAGTTTTCCGAGGAGTCAAAGAACGCACTCCTTGATGAAATCGGCGACGTTTTGTGGTATTGCTCTGAACTCGCCACATCTCTTCAGACAAACCTCGCTGCGGTTGCTGCGCGCAATGCCGCAAAACTTGAATCACGCGCCGAGCGTGGAAAGATTGCAGGAAGCGGAGATAACCGCTAGGCTGTTCACAACCACATGGAGAATCCAAAAGACATGATTCAAACACTTGAACTTCTTACGTCTCTTATGAGGACCGTAGAGAATGACAAGGAAGTTGAAGTAGTTGTGAAACGAGACCTGCTTGAGCGAGCAACCGAAATGATTGCTTTGTTGGTGCAAAGGGAAGAAATGTGGAAATCAATAGCAGATGACTTTGCTCAATCTGTCACCGTCACCCAAGGCAATGGCAAGCCTCGCTTCAATGTTGACCTTGAGAAATTTATGTCAGCCCAATATCAATACCAAAACACAACAAATGACCTACAACAAACACTTTGACATCCCCGAAAAATCCTTCAATTTCACTGAAGATTTGGCCTTTGGCCACATGGGGGAGGGCTTTGTAAAAACCTTCTACGAGTCTGTAATTCAAGGCTCAGCAGAGGTAAAGACAGACAGATATCGCAACGGAAGAATGGTTGTTGAGACAAATCAAAACCCACGGCGCGAAACTGATGTGTTCGGATATCCAGTTTGGAAAACAAGCGGAATCAACGTAACAACGGCAACATGGTGGATTTACATTTATTCCCTCAATTCGTCTTTAGTGGTTGTTTCTGTTGCGCGACTAAAGAACTATCTGCGCGCCAACAGGGAATTGTTCAACGAAAACACCAAGCGGTTATTTGCTGAGGGTAGCGATAACCCGGCAAAAGGATTTCTCCTGGAACCGGAGAATGTAATGGAAATGCTGTATAGTAAGAAGTACGACTGATTGGAGCACTTGTGTCTAAGATTTCTGGCTTTGGCCACCTCGGAAACCCAAATGAAGCATTCACAATTCATGGTCACAGCCTTGGAGGGCGTGATTCGGCGGTTTCAATTCAAAGGCCTTCTGCAAACGTAAAGCGTGAATCGATTGGTGCACTGGCAAAATACCTATCGCAGAACATCAAGTCGATTCGCGACAGCATCACGCAACTTGAAGTTCTTGCAGAAATGATGGAAATTGACAAAGACACGGACTCGGTTCTTTTGGATAAAAACTTTGTTGATGACTTCAAGGATTGCGTCAAGCAAATCAAAGACAAGTACGAAGACACGGTCAAGGCGGCTAATCAGTAGTGGCAAAAGCCAAACAATCAAAACAAAAATCAACATCAAAAAGCAAGGCTGAATCAAGGGCAGAAATTGACCTTATCGGCGGAAGTTATGACGGAAAGAAATTCGGCGTTGTTTTTCCTACTCCGAAATACATAGTTCTCGGTTTTGGCACGGAGTTGTACGAACGCCAAGACCTTGATATAGTGATAGACGCAACATACAGGTACACGGACAATTGGCCCGCCTACAAAAAGTGGGTCAAAGAACAGGCACTCATATAACCAATGACTAATCCAAAAATCCAAACACTTCAGGTCAATGGCTACCGCTATTACAAGCATCCAAATATTGCTTCAGTAAAGGCGCCGTCAGTTACATCAATCATCGACATGCTTCCAGCGCCGTTCCTGCGGACATGGAATAGCAAGGTCACGGCAAACGCAGCAGTTGACAACATCGAATACGTCAACGAACTTATCTTGGCTAATCAGCAAGAGAAGGCTCGTCTTTGGCTAAAGGCAGCACCAGAGCGTGAACTAAAGACTGCAGCAGATGTCGGAGACAGGGTTCATAAAGCGATTGAAGAACGAATCGCAAATCCTCTTGCTCCATACGACGAAGACCTTGAGCCATTCATTCGCAACTTTGACCTTTTCTGCGTTGAGTTTGAGCCCGAGTGGTTACATGTAGAAAAGTCGGTGTTTTCTATTACCCACATGTACGCTGGCTCTTTTGACGCGATTGCAAAGATTCGGGACAAGACAACGCTCATCGACTTCAAGACAACGCGCTCTGGCATCAGTTCAAAAGTCGCTCTGCAGTTGGCGGCCTATTCAAGAGCAGACGTTATGTTTGATGGGGACATTGAGATTCCAATGCCAAAGGTTGATGCTGCTGCGGCACTGTGGCTAAGGCCAGACCAGTGGGGTGTGTTCCCACTCCGAATAGATGATGACATATTTGAGACGTTTTTGGCTTTGCGCAGGACGTTTGAGTGGGAAGCCAGGCAGTCAAAAACTGCTATGTTGTCACCTACAAGTTACAAGGCAGGAAGATAATTATGGAAACAGATATCAAGCCAGAACACTGGAATTCAGCGGCAGGCATTGTCCTTCGCCACATAGTCAACAAAGCACAACATCCATCATTTGCAAGCATTGGCAATTTGCAGACAAAAATCCAAGTTGAGTTTGATGCAATTGTTGATGGAGTATTTCACTCCAATCCCCCAATGAACGAGAACGCAATGCAGGGATTGTTTGAAGACATCTGCGCGGCCGCCCTGAATGGCTACGCCGCAGAGTTAAAGGTTTCCGCTGAAGAGGCGGGAATACAGGTGCTGCAAACCGTAATTGGTAAGCAGCGCATGTACGGACATGGGAACATCGCGCGTTTTGAGATTCCCGGCATAACAATTCGTCTTAATGACAAATTGGAACGCCTCAAGAATCTCCAAAAGCATGATGGGCCAGTTCTGTTTGAACCAATTAACGACACATGGCTGGACATTTGCGGGTATTCCGTGATTGCCCTCATGTGGATTAATAAGTGGTTCATGCTGGAACTTGCACCCGAATCCAAGTAAACATCAGGTACACAGGAGATAAACATGACAGCACAGGTAACAATCGTCGGGAATCTGACTTCAGACCCCGAACTGAAATCAACAAAGACGGGAAGCAGTGTCCTCAAAGTGGGCGTTGCGGTCAACCGTCGTTGGAAGAACAAGCAGGATGAGTGGGAAGAGACAGTCTCTTACTTCGACGTCAATGCTTGGGGAGAACTGGCAGACAACGTAGCCGCCAGCCTGTCAAAGGGCTCGCGAGTGATTGTCTCTGGTCGCCTTGAGCAGCAGTCCTGGGAAAACAAAGAGGGCCAAAAGCAGTCCAAGGTTGTCTTGGTCGCTGATGACTTCGGTGTTTCCTTGCGAAAAGCCCAAGTTAGCGGCATCAATAAGACGGGACAGCAGCAGCAACAGCAGCGCCAGTCTTCGGGTAAGTCAAGCGACTGGACCGCAGAAGACCCGTTCTAGTCGGGACTAACACACCAATGGTGGTGTTTACACCTTTACAGGCGTGAGCACTACCATTGGTGTAGTTTTATAAATATGGCCGATTTGTCATCGTTAGCGCGGTAAAGGAAAAATATGGTTGTGGGCGCAATAGTTACTGTTGTTTCAGCAGCAGTCGTATATTTTGTTACAAAGTATTTGGGTTTTATCCAGCGTGAGCGGATTTCTTCGGCAGCACTTGTCGGTGCAACTGCCTGTTTTGCCACCGCCGGCTTTTTGGTTGACGAAGCGCTGGGATTTGCTGCGCTTGCAGCATGCTTGGCAGCACTAGGTCTTTTGCTTGGCTACGAGGCGGGTGAATAACAGTGGCATTTTTAAAGTCGTTTACTCGTGCCGGAGCCGATGGGTTTCTCGGGATGACAGAAAAGAAGCGATACACAACCTCTGGATACAGCAGGCCCGGCGAGCCATACAAAGATGGCTGGGATGTAGAAAGAGGCATCAACCAAGCGCTTGACAGAGTTGTTTGGGTCTATAAAGCGGTATACGCAATTGCGTCAAACTCCGCCTCTCTCCCTATCGGACAAAGAAAAGGTGACTGGCGAATCGGCGAAATGACATGGGATGACCCATTGCTTGAACTGCTGAACCGCCGACCAAATAAGACGATGGACGCATTCACGTTCCGTTTCATGCTCTCTTCTCAGGTGCTTCTTTCCAAGAAGGGCGCATATGTAGAAATCACACGAAACCGCCTTGGCGATGTTTCCTCGTTGTTCTTGCACCAGCCTCAATACGTATTCCCAATTCCAGACCCAACAAATTTTGTTGCTGGATATTCGGTTGAGTACCCCAACACGCCAAAGAAAATTGTTGAGCCAGAAAACATGATGTGGATTCGCGTTCCACATCCAATCGACCCATACAAAGGCCAAACTCCACTGGAGTCTGCAGGACTCGCAGTTGAATTTGACTACTACTCACGCGTTTACAATCGCAACTTTGTAATCAACGACGGTCGCCCAGGTGGAATTCTTGTAGTTAAGGGAGACATGGAAGAGGAACAGAGCGAAGAAATTGCTCGTCGTTTCCGTGGCACAACAGGTTCAAACATCGGTGGCGCTGGCCGAACCACCGTTATCTCTGCAGAAGATGCAAGTTTTATTGACACATCAATCAATCAGCGCGATGCTCAATACACAGAAGCGCGCTCGCAGAATAAAGAAGAAATCCTCCTTGCTTTCGGAGTGCCGGAGTCGGTGATTGGAAATGCATCAGGGCGTACATTTGCAAATGCAGACGTGGAACTTGAAGTCTTCTGGCGCGAGACAATGGTCCCGCACCTTACCCTTCTTGAGCGCGCGTTTGACATTCTCGATACCGACAATACGACATACTTCTCATACGACCTTTCTGCTGTTGCAATCCTGAGCAGGGATGACAGAGAGAGGGCCACATTCCATCTTGAGGAACTCAAGCAGGGCGCAATCAGTATTGATGAATATCGCGAACTCACTGGTCGCGAAGGCGTTGGAATGGATGCCCTGCTCGTCCCGACAAATCTCTCCCCAGTTGTCATGTCAACTGATGGCGGCGGCCTAGAGGACGGCGAAAGAGTCAACCCAAATCAGCGCCCTGGCCGCAGGCCAAATGACCAGCCAGACGAGGCTGTTCCTGGTGCCGGTTCACCATCTCCAACTTCGCCGCGACTCACCACGGACAATACGGAGAATCCATCCCCGCGCGCAATCTATGAGCCAACCCTTGCTCCACTTTCCCACCCCATGGGAGATGCTGTAAAAGATGTTTCAGTTGTGCAGCGTCGAACCCGCCAACTTGACCGTCTTGAGGCCAGCGTTACCCTCCAAATCGCCTCCTTCTTTAAGAGGCAGCAGCGAGTCGTCATGGAGAAGGCATCTTCAAAGAAGATGAAGGAACGCTGGGATTCTGGTGAAAAGATTTCCGTAGATGACTTCTTTGATATTGAGGTATGGAACGAGCAACTTGAGATGGACGGCAAGACTTGGATATCTGCCGTCTTCCTTGACGGGGCAATTGACGTTTCAAGTGATGGCTTTGACAAACTCGATATGCAAGGCAAGCAGGTCCAGGAACTGATTCAAGACCGAATCAGTAATCTCCTCCTCGTCAATACGACCACTCGAATCAACATGGAAAAGATGTTGAATTCCTACGCTGGAAGACCGCATTCATCGTTTACGAACGAACTTGCCTCATGGATGGCCGAATCATTCACTAAGCGAATCAAGACAATTGTGCGAACAGAGGTCTCTGGTGCTTTTAATGCCGGACTTCTGTGGGCAGCCCGCCAACTTGGGTTTACGCAAAAAACATGGATTCACGCCACAAATGAAGATGGCAGAGCAGAACATCACCATGTTGCCGACACAACGGTTGGGATTGATGATGGCTTTCAGATTGAAGGCAAGTCCGTAATGTTCCCAGGAGACTTTGTCAATGACGGGGCATCAGTCATCAACTGCCGATGCACACTGTCGTTTGCTTAACCTATACGGCAAGTTAAGTTAGTCTTTCCGTTTACGCGTGTGTATAATCGCATGCAGGAGGCCAGATGGACCGCAAAAATGTTCCGGTTTCATCAGTTCGCGGACTGAGCGATGCTGATGGGATTGTCGAGGCAATAGTCTCGGTCACGAATATTGTTGACTCAGTCAACGACGTAATTGAGCCGGGTGCTTACAGGAACACTTTGCGCAAGAGGAATCCAAAAGGCGTTTGGTCGCACGACACCAATATTCCAGTCGCAAAAACACTCAAGGTCGAAGAACTCATGCCTGGAGACGAACGTCTTCCGGAAGATTTGCGCTCACAGGGCGCTGGCGCGCTCATGGTAAAAATGCAGTTCAATTTGAACACAAGCCGTGGGCGAGATGCCTTCCACGACGTGCAGTTTTTTGCTGAAGAGCAAGAATGGTCAATTGGATATTCGGTGCCAGAAGGCAAGTCAACAACTGATGAAAAGACTGGCGTTCGCTTTATCAAACAGTTGGAACTCTACGAGTACTCGCCCGTCATTTTCGGCGCTGCCCCAAACACGCGCACTCTGAGCGTCAAAGATGACCTGGTCGGCATTGAGGAAGATGATGATGACATCGATTGGGATGAGTCAAAAGCCGGAGATTACTCAGACCTAAATTTCAGAATCCCTGATGGTGCAAAGAAGCAAGCAGAAACCGGACTCCGCTGGTCACGCGAATATAATCGCGGCGGAACATCAGTTGGCAAGAACACCGCCAACTATCTGATTAACAACACGACTGCAGCACCGCGTAAAGTTCGCCATATCGCCAAGTATTTCCCTCGCCACGAAGTGGACCTTCGCACGCCGGCAAACAGCAGGCCAGGCGCAGATGGGTATCCAGGTGCTGGCCTCATTGCGTGGAAACTGTGGGGCGGAGACGCTGGTAGGACATGGGCAACAAAACTCGTTGAGGCGATGAATCGCCGAGATGAGGAGAAGTCACTGGACATCAAAGCCGAACCAGGAGATTTGCGTGTTGGCGATTTTGTAAGTTGGAATTCTTCTGGCGGAACTGCTCGCGGAAAAATTACTCGCATCCTGCGTCGTGGACGCATGAATGTTCCTGACAGCAGTTTTACCATCACTGCAACTCCAGAAGACCCCGCAGCAATGATTCGCGTTTACCGCAATACTGGCGATGGTTGGGAGCCAACTGACACGATGGTCGGTCATAGGTTTTCTACCTTGCGCAAGATTGAAGCGCTCAAGGATATTTATACCGATATGCCAGAAGGAAATCCTGGTTCATTCGGCACACCGCAACGACCAGGCGTTGTTGGTCGCCCGCGCCCACGTCGCCGTCGTCGAACAGACGAAGGTAAGCCATACCGCATTTCGCGAAACATGCAAGGATGCAGCGGGTACGCAGTAATCAAGGAAGGCGAAAGTACGCCAGTCCCTGGCGGCTGTCACGAGACCCTTGCTGACGCGCGTCGTCACATGGCTGCTCTCTACGCAGCAGAAACGCCAAAAGATGGTCTTTCCGACATTGAAGAAAAAGACTCTTATGGAAGATTCCACCCAAGCCTGACTGCAGATGAACAAGCACTCCATGATGCGCTAGTGCGCATTGCTGACGAATATGGCAAGTTTGACGAAGACGGTTCTGGAATCTGGGCAGGCTATGAATCGCCAGCCGAAAACGACGAAAAGTCAATCGGAGTTAAGTGCGCAAACTGCACCCTGTATATGGGTGAAGGAAAGTGCGCCATCATTAAGCAAGAAGTTCAGGAAAACGGCAAGTGTCGATTTGCCGTGATTCCAGATGGAGTTGTTCAGTGGAATGACATGAAGAGCGAAGAGTTGTCCTTTGAAATGAAGGACGAAGAGTGGGATGCCATTGAGGCAAAGGCAAATGGCGGTCCAATTCGCAGCCACTCAACAGCGGTTCGTGATGATGAGACGCTGAACCGTAATGCGATTCTCAGTACTCGCTCACCGGAAGACCCGGCGTACTATCGAAAGATTTTTGCCTATCACATTCCAGGAACAGACGGGACACGCAAGACCCACTACACATTTATTCACCATCACGTTTCACAAGACGGACGCCCTGGTGCTGCCGCAATGTCGGAGTTGAGAGTGCAAATGGCGATTCTTAACGGGGCACGCGGTGGAACGAAGTTGCGCGGCGCAGACCGAAAGGCGGTGTACAACCACATCGCTCGTCACTACCGTGACGGGGGAGAGACACCACCTTCATTGAAGTCTGACCAAGAAGTGGATAATCTAATGATTAAGCGTGGTTATATTTCTGAGCCACTGACGAAAGAAGATACTGATGTCTGAGAATAACGAAGTTGAGATTAAAGATGCTGGCCCAAACGGCCGCGTCATTCCATCGCACTCAACATCGGTTGACCGGACATCTGCTTGGGACAGGACAGTACAGTTCCGCAAGATGCGCTCACCTGCAACACCGTCTTACTACGACGACATTTTTGCGTTTCAACTCCCAAACACAAAGGGAACACGCAAGACTCACTACTCCTTCGTCCATCACTTTGTTGGCGAAGGTGGCCGAGCAGGAGCCGCCTCTGGCCGAGCACTTTCCAACTCCGTGGCAGTTCTCAATGGTGGACGACAGGGAACAGTTTTGCGAGGAGCGGCACGTCAGGGCGTTTACCGCCACATCGCCGCGCACTATGCTGATGCGGATATGCAAGCACCCGAACTCAAGTCAGATGAGGATGTTGATGCAATCATGATGTTTAAGGGCCTAATTGATGCCCCATTGGCTGAGTCGCTTGACTTGACCGTCAAGGGATTGCAAGATTTGGATAACATCATCGACGTCGAGAGCGATGTCGCCTGGATTGAGGGTAAAACCGAGATGAAAGGCATCGTTGTCGAGGCCGATGATGATTCCGCACTTGTTGAGCAAGTGGACGAAAAAGGCGAACGTACCGGCGAGTTCTTTGAACTTGACTATGCAGAAATGAAACTCCGCACATTTGTTGTCATGGAGAAGGTTGACGGCATGGCAGAAGCAGGAGCCATCGTTTCTTGGGAGACCACCCAAGGGACTTTCTATGGGGATGTGGTCTCGGTCGAGACAGACGGCAAGGTCCGTGGAGAGCCCCAAGGCCTAGAACTTGAGGGGACTGAAGAAAACCCCGCTTACCTCATCAGGGTATGGATGCAGGAGGCCGCGGAGGAAGAGGATGAGGCCGAGGATGACGAGGATATGCCCGAAGAAGAGGCTTCGCTGAAGTCAGCAGGGGAATGGCACCCAACCAACGTAACAGTCGTGGCGAGGGGGGATGCCCTCAAGGTAGAGGAAGCCTTGCCCACAGGAGACCCCGAAGAAGGCTATTCTGAAGGGGAGGATGAAGAGGAGAGTGCAATGAAAAAGATGGACACCGAGTTCATGGCGCTGGTTGAGCGGGCCATGAAACAGAACGCGGAGATTCTTGAGCGTTTGGCACAGTACGACAGCGGTGATGTGACCGAAGAAGTCGCTCCAGTTGCAGAAGAAGCAAAGTCCGACGAAGTTGCAACAGAAGTCGCAGCGGAAACAGCAGAGATTGTTGAGGAAAAAGCAGCGGAAGAAATTCCCGCAGTTGAGACAACCGAGACTGTTGAAGAAGTGAAGTCAGAAGAAGCAGCAGCAGAACAAACAGAGACCACTGAAGCCACAACAGAAGTTGTTGAGGAAAAGGCCGCCGACGACCAAAAGCAAACTGCGGCCATTTCGTTTGATGACCTGAAGGAATTCCATCTCCTTTTGAAGGAAATGTCGAAGTAATCTTCGTCCACTAAATCCCCAATCGGGGACCAATCATGTGCTAATCTTTGTTTGGGCGGAACCAAACAAGGAGACTCATGGATATCTACGAAGAATGCAAGCAGGAAGCAATCAAGTCCTCAACCAATAAAGTTGAGGTGCTTCTTGAGACGTTAAACAAAAAAGATGCAGAAAGCCTAAAGAAGGCTCTGCTGGACCCAGCAATTTCCACTCGCACAATTGCGCGAGTGCTTGAAAGCAACAAAATTGAATGTGGCGTATGGGCAATTAATAAGTGGCGCAGGCAAAAGGGTATTGCGCTTTCATCAACACACACACTCATTAAGGAGAACAAATAACAATGCCTTTGTCTGACGATTTTTCCAAGGTGACAGAACAAGCACACATAGAAGCAGTTGCAAAACTGCTGAAAGAGCACAACATTAAGCCAGAAGAAGTCGGCTCAATCAAGTCGATGAAGGTTGGCAAATGGCAAACAGTTACGAAAGACGAAGCGGGCGAAGCGCAAATACATGACCTCAAGGGCGCCAGCATTGTTCTTAGTCCAAAGTGGGATATGGGTCCGGAGTGGCCGGTAATAACACAAGGCCCTAAGTACAGCGTTCCGAAAGGAAAAGCAAAGTCTCGCAAGCCAAAGCAGTGGGAAACCGCTGTGATTCTTCCGGACATGCAGATGGGCTATTACAAAAAGTCACTTGAACTGAACGCAGAGTTGGAGCCAATTCACGACGAGTCTGCAATTTCGATAGCAATCAAACTTATCGAAGACATCAAGCCTGACCAAATCGTAATGCTCGGAGACAATCTTGACTTTGCTGAGTTTGGCAAATATCTGACTGCTCCAACATTCAAGCAGTTGACGCAAGCAACAATTGACCGAGCAACATTGCTATGTGCTCAATTGCGCAATGCGGCACCAAATGCAAAAATCACTTGGATTGCTGGGAATCACGAAGCGCGTCTTGCTAGATACATTCAGACAAATGCGGAAGCAGCATTTGGATTGACACGCGGAAAACTGATGGACGAACTGCGCGAAAACTGGCCAGTTCTGTCGGTCCCTAATCTCTGCAGAATGGATGACTTTGGTGTCGACTACTTGTCGGGATATCCAGAGTCGTTCTTGGCGTTGAATGAAAATCTCATCATTCGTCACGGTGACAGGGTTACATCAAATGGTTCAACTACAACAAAGTATTTGAACGATGCACATAAATCTGTCATCTACGGACACATTCACAGAGTTGAGGTTGCGTATCGCACACGAGTTTCTGAGGCTGGTCCGCGAACAGTCATGGCAGCAAGCCCAGGATGCTTGTGCAGAATTGACGGTGCTGTTCCGTCAACAAAGTCTGGCGCAGATGAATTTGGCCGACCACTTATGCAGGGTGCAGAAAACTGGCAGCAAGGCTTGGCAGTTGTTCAGTACCAGCCAAAGGGTGTTGGCGAAGAATGGTTCAACTATGAGCAGATGTGGATTTACAGCGGCCGCGGCATCTTTAGAGGCGTGGAGTATGTCGCTTAGTGATGACGAAAGAGACGAGTTCAATCGTCAGTTTGATTTGATGATTGAGAACGGACTCATTGAAGTCATCGGCATAAACGAGCGCGGAGAATGGCTGTATCAGGCAACTGAAAAAGGCAAAAATCTCTATCAGGCGGTCATGGATGCTGGACTATTGGACCAGTTTGATTGGTTTGCGGATGGAGGGGAAGAGTAAATGTCAGCCAGCACACCAAACAATTTTGAGGATGACGGAGACCTAAAGTTTTCGGTAATTACGATTTCGGTCTCTCAAGACGACCTGAATGAGCCAATCCACGTAGACCTTGGGTCAATCCCCCCATTTGTGGCTTCATCGGTGCTCGAAAAGGTGGTTTCAATACTCAAAATGGCTGTTCCAGCCCCGAAAGTCACCTTTAAGGGCATGGTTATAGCAGAGCCATTTATCCCTACGGTTATCGACTTTGACTCCTTCGTTGAAGACCTGTTCAACGAAGACGGAGACGACGAAGAAGAAAAGTAGTTGCCTGCTTGACAGGATGACAATGCTCTAGCATACTATGTCATAACGAGGTGCTTACCTTGTGTCCTATAAGTACAAACACTCTAAAAGGAGTACCTACTATGGCTTACGATAGCCGTCTTAAGGAACTTAAGGGTGCACTCAAGGATGTCCTCGCGCAGAACGACGCAATCGTCGACCATGTCGAGGCCAATCGCGAAGAGGGCGGCCCAGAAGTTCAAGTTGAAGCAAAGCATGTCGAGGCGTTCCGTTCGGGACTTGCCAAGGCTCGCGAAATCCGTTCAGAAATTGAAGCCCTTGAGGGCCTTCAGGAAGTCAAGGCTTGGGCTGCTGGTTCGCAGCCTGCAGTCGCGGCAGCCCCGAAGACTCTCTACGTCCCTGGTGACGAGCGCAAGTCGCTCGGCCAGCGCTTCGTTGATTCTGACGAGTTCAAGAGCATGGGCAATGGCCGCAATGGTTTCACCATGCATGCTCCGTACCAGGTGAAGGACATCTTCACTGCACTGCCGTCGGGAACCCCCGGTGACTTCGGCAACCCGCAGCGAGATGGCATCGTTGAGCGCGCCAAGCGCGTGATGCGAGTCCGTGACCTGTTCCCGGTACAGCAGACAAACACGAACATGATTGAGTTCTTCCGCGTCAGCGGTTTCACGAACAATGCGTCGACAGTCGCAGAGCGCTCGGGTTCGCCCGCAGTGTTTGCAACCAAGCCGCAGTCTTCGATGACCGTTGTTGGCGTGCAGGCTCCGGTTCGCACGATTGCCCACTACGAGGTTGCCCACCGCAACGTTCTTGATGACGAGCCCACACTCCGTGGCATCATCGACAACGAATTGCTCTACGGCCTCCGCCTCGTCGAGGACGACCAGATTTTGAACGGTGACGGAACAGGCTCGAACCTGACCGGTATCCGTGAGACATCGGGCATCCAGACTCATGCGTGGAGCGCAGGCGCCACTGGTGACACACGAATCGATGCGATTCGCCGTGGTATCACCAAGGCCTTGCTCGCCTACTACGAGCCAACGGGCATCATCGTTCACCCGAACGACATGGAAGACCTCGAACTGACCAAGGATGGCGAGAGCCGTCACCTGATGGTCATGTCGGTGTCGATGGGTGCTGAAGCCCGCCTGTGGCGTCTGCCAATGGTTGCCACTCCGGCCATCACCGAGGGCTACGCTCTCGTCGGTGCGTTCGGTATCGGCGCCACGCTGTACGACCGCATGGAAGGCAACATCCGCGTTGCTGAGCAGCACAGCGACTTCTTCATCCGGAACGCCGTGGCGATTCTGGCCGAAGAGCGCCTTGCCCTCGCGGTGAAGCGCCCAGAGTCGTTTGTCGAAGTTGAATTCGACGGCGCACCTGAGTGATTAGCCTAACGGCTTAGTCGTTGCCCCCGCCCGAGTCCAGCAATGGACAAAGGCGGGGGCTTCGGCTTTTATGGACATATGGCATTAGATAAAGATTTCAATTTTAGATTTGTTGGATATCACGACACGTCTTCAATAGCAAACACAGTCAATTCACTCTCTCCATCATCGTGGGAAGCATTTACCTATAGGCAGGACAACATCATTGGCCATCGTGACACATTGACGATTCCAATCTTGTTCAATGAACTTCCACAAGCAAGAAAAATAGCCCCGCGGTTCTATGACTCATTTGCAAATCATCTAAAAGAAATAGAAAATTATTTATCTAGCATTGGACAGCACAGCAATATTCGCAGAGCAAATCTTGTGCTTCTAAAAGCGGGCAAATCAATCGGCAGACATAAGGATGCAACAGAATTATTGCAAGTAACAAGACGATTTCACCTCCCGGTAACGACAGACCAAAAGTGCACGTTCGAAGTAGATGGCGAAGAGATGCATATCCCCATGGGCGAGATTTGGGAAATAAACAACACTGGGAAACTTCACAGCGTGCAAAATGGCTCAAAAATAGACCGTGTGCATTTGATTATTGATGCCTGCTAGAGTGTTGGCATGACACACGTAATTTCCCCACGCGATATCTTCGAGACACGCAACGGCGTTGCCGTCCGAGTCCACAGTAAAGGCGACAGGCTTACGATTGATGAGGCCAAGAAGTACAAAGTGCTTCCAATCGCTGTTTCTTCTTTCGCAAATATCGAAACAAAGTAACGCCGTGCAAGAGCCGGACGACGAAGAGTCGCTGGACCTGGACTTCTCTGGGGCGTGGTCGCACCCACACGCCTATGCCCTCATCAAGGCGGCAATCTTCAAGATTTTCATGGAGAGGGATGACTTCAACCCGGAGAACCCTTACGAAAGCCTGATTGGTCGCGTTGCCACTACTGGGATGATTCGTAGCGCCTACGACCTAGATAAGCGCATTGAAGTTCGGTACGGCTGGGAACTGCTTGACGATAACAACATCATCATGCACTCATGTTTTGGGTATGTCGACAAGGTGGATGTGCGCATTAACGCAGAGGATATGGGCTTCATGCTGGACCTCGGAGATGGCGATTACGGGGTATTCGCATACAAGAACATATTCTGGGTATGCGAAGCAGAAGAGTAGCCAAATAAAATAATTTTGACGTCTGGTGTATTATCGGCTTTATGGCCATTCTCACCTATGACGACCTCGAAATATTCATGGGGAAGACATTCACGGCAGCCCAACAAGACGCCGCCATGTCGATTCTTGCATCTCTTGAGGCTGAACTTGAATACTTTTTGAACCGCCCTCTCGGCGCCAGGCTCTATTCAGAAGAAGAGCACAAGTTGGTCCCCGGACAGCGCCAGATATTCCTGCGCCATGCTCCAGTCCAGAGTGTCACATCTTTTTATGTTGGAATGCCAGGAGAAGAAGAAGAGCAAAATATTGCCGACTTTGACATTTTCCCTTGGGGTATTGACAACATCCGAATTGCTGGAACAGGCAATCAAGCACTTGTCACCTACACCGCAGGAATGACCTCTAGCGACACTGTCGCACTTGAGCGCGTGCTCTACACAGCAGCAACACGCGAAATGAGTAAGTTCCTCATCGACGCTCAGGGTCTTGCAAGGCTCAATGTTGAGGGAACTGATTACATTTTTCCCGACGGTGGGGAAGGCGGATTTACCGAGCGTGAACTTAACTCCGTAAAGAGATTTAAGCGAAGGGTGATTGTGTGATATGCGAGGTGCCTACACGCCGATAGTAATCCGAAACATGATTGCTGGTTATGCAAATGAATCAGAAGGAATCTGGAGCAATACAGGTTCCGAT